GTAAAGTGGAGTATATTATGATTGTTCATACCTCCAAAAATGAGTAGCTGTTAGCTTCAGTATCCCATTAGCTTTAATAGTGCTACTCATATCTGAGTATATGCCCGTGGGACTCTATACTCGTAAAGGTGCTAATGGTCGCCGGATGTATTTTAGAGATGGCAAGCTCATCAGCAAAAAGTCTTACGATACCTCTCGTAAACGTAAGGGATCAACCAAAAAGGGTCAGAGGCGTAAAACCTCTCGAAGAGCTTACACGGGCAATCCAAGGAGAAAGAATATGGCACGAAGAATGACTATACCGCATCCTTCCATTACTGGAATGGCAAGCGGACTAGCAGTAGCAAACTACCTGAACCAGGGAACATCAGTCGGAGCAGGAGGATTAACGACTGGAGGTGTGATCGCAGATGCCCTAGGTGGTAATCTAAACGTTGCATTTACAGAGTTATCCAGAAACGCGGTTAACCTGGCTACCTCCCCTGGAGGCAAGGCAGTTCTATCCTCTGCAATCGTTTTAGCGACTGCAGGCGGACTAGCAAGGAAATGGTTTCCCAGTGTAAAACTAGGTGGAACAAAACTATACTTCAAAATATAAGGAGAAACAATGGCAGGACTACAAACACGAACATATACAACAGATGGAGGAGCTACATTAACTGCTGGTACATTTACAGCACTCAGCAGTTTGATGGGTTCCAGTCAGAGCACAACCAATCCAGAAGGGATGAATCGAGTGGTACGGATCTCATTAAGTGCAACAGCACATCAAGATTCAGCTACAGATGGTATTAGCGTTTTTAAATTCGCTGGTGATGGTGTAAGCGTACAGCAGATATTTGCTGGACCTTCCTGGACTATCCAGGCAGCAGGACCACTAATGGGTAATAATGGACAACCAGTAGTTATTGAGAATTCCGCAGGACTTTTCGATATTATACCAGGTAACCAAATAGACTTTAGTGTAAGTGCAACGACTACAGAAACTTGTGATATAGCAGTAGCAATAACTTACGCACCTTAGGATCCTTATGGCTATCATAGGCGGTGCAGGTAATCCAGTAGGCGGTAGCTTCACTGGTCCAGCAGAAGCACTAGAGATATATGGGAATTATGCTACCGCTTTATCTGGCGGGGTGATAGTATCCAATGCCACTAACCCCGAAGTAACTTTACTAGACTTCACTTCGGGTAATTATTTATTTGTTGGGACTTTGCAAGGGTTTATGGCGGAAGTTTCTGGTAATGATATTAGATTCACCTTAACATTTAATGGAGTTACCGTTGCAGAGATCCTTACATCGGGTGATAATCAATATTTATCTCGTACTATTGATGCGGGACTAAATGTAATTATTCCAGCATATACCGCCGTAAAACTTACAGCTATCAATCTGACGGCTCCATATACTAACCGAACAAATTATGCTGTTCTGGTCGGAGAGATATTCAGGGACTAATGCCGTACGAGGATTATAATTGGGAACAGCTCCTAATGCGTTTTCTCCTGGCTGCAGTAGCTATCCTGGAAGGAATTAGGCTAATTGATTAATGGTCATCACTGCAGAAGATCAGTTTGGCGGAGGCTTTCAGTTTTTCGAAGAACCTGTCAATGGAAAAGAGGAGCCTATTTCAGAAAAAGTAGATATTGAAAAACTATACGATCAAGTAAAACCTTTCTGGCCCCTGGCATTGATTCCCCTGGTAATACAGCTGTGGAATCGATTTAAGAAAAGGGATGATGATGTACCCTGGGAAGCAATAGCCAGGGCAGTTGCTCCAATAGTTGCTCCAATTATATTATCCGTAGTATGGGTTCTTCTAACCAAATTTGATAAGCGAGTTGATTGGCTAGCCAATATGATCGCAGTAGCTGAAATAATACCTACTGTTGATCTAAATGTTCCTCCTGGTATTGTACTAGGTTCGATGTACGCCTCAGCTGAGGATGTACAGAGAATTCTAACAGCTGTGGTAAAAGCAGGCGAAAAGTTAGCCGGTCTTGATCCAAGTGATATAATTCCAAAAGTACCTAAAGATTCTATAACTGAAAAAATAGTTAGGGCTTTTGTTGGTGAGGAACCCGTAGGTAAACTTATAGTGGATTTGATTTTTGGTAAAGAATGACAGACGAACTATTTGCACTTGTTTGGGTCTTGAGCTTTGGACTTTATTTACTAATTTATACTTATTGGATTCCGCTAAGAACGCAAAAAAAAATTGAAGCCTGGTTGTTATCGGAAGAGTCAAACGAAACTTTGTTAGCTAGCCTTGGAGTGATCACGAACCAGATCAGAGAGCAAGCCCTGGTCGACTTCGAGGAGTTTATGATCCCTCAAGCGAGAAAGAGCGCAATAGATTTCTGGAATGGTGCTATGGGGAATGCTGCCAAGAAACTCGGCGAGACGGAGGAAGGCTCTCAGTTGTCTTTGTTGCATAGTATGACTGAAGAATTAAAGGATCAGCCCTGGTATGTCCAAGCGGCAGCGTCCAAGCTGATCCCAGTTATTCAAAAAGCTGCAGATAACCAGGGCAAAGAGAAAGTTACGAAACTGGTACACGGCAAGTTCGGGTTTGACTAGCCCCTGAAACGCCCCAAAACGCCCCAATAACGCCCCGTTAACGCCCCAAACTCGCCTTTTATACCCTATGCTACCCCACCTCATTCTCTAGTCCTCCTTGTTTCTTTAATTGGATTTGATTGTAAAGCAATGTTTACAAGTTAACTGATCCGATGGTACGCTATGATGCAAAACGCCATCACAAATTATACAACGTCTAAGTCGTCTGGGCATTAAAGATTCTTAATAACCTTTTGACAATCGTAACAGATTGTTAAGTTCTCATTAAACTTATCAGTACGCAAGTGATCTACATTGCGTAGACAGATATTACACCTACGCTTCATCAGTAACACCGGTAGTCTTCTGTTGTGCCATTAAAGCTAGTTTTAGATGTAGCTTATCAAACATATGCCAGGGTTGATTATCTCCCCATAAATCAAAGTGATGTTTTAGATGTTGTTTAATTTCTGTAAGTTCAACCATCGCTTCGTATATTTGGTCTTCTTCAATAATAATCAAATCGTCATCCATTATGACTGGATCCATATGTTACCATCCTCTTTGTTATCAATAGTCCAGATACGGTCAAACCAATCATCACGAAAGTCTTTACTTTGCCAAAGTCCGTTGACGCCTTTACCATGATCATCCATAACAGTAACTCGTACAACATGACAGTTGGTACGCCAGGTAAGTTCCATTCCTTTCTTATCAAGAGAAGAATATTTAGGATTAGGGTGAGAAAGTAATAGAATTGAAATATCATACTTCTTTCCGTGTTCTGCAGTGTCTATGGACTTAGGTTCAGAAAGGAATTTGCATTCGCATTTCTCCCCCTTGTCGAGGCCCACCATCAACGATGGGGTGCCCAGGCTATACTTAACTTCTTTATTCAAGCTCATCGAATATATAACGTAAAGTGGAGTATATTATGATTGTTCATACCTCCAAAAATGAGTAGCTGTTAGCTTCAGTATCCCATTAGCTTTAATAGTGCTACTCATATCTGAGTATATGCCCGTGGGACTCTATACTCGTAAAGGTGCTAATGGTCGCCG